GGATATGGTAGTGCAGTGCAAGCATCTACTGTAACTCTTGAACCAGGACTTTGGTCTTTAAGTAATTTTGGTGAAGTGTTAGTTGCAACAATTGCAAATGGTAAAACATTCACATGGAATGCAGGAGCTGCAAATCCAACAGGCAATAGAGCTGCTACAAACACATCTGGATTTGAAACAACAAATAACCCAACTGCAACTAGAGTTACTTTAATATCACCAACAACACGACACTTAATTCATTTTGGTACAGAAGTAACCATAGGCACACCAACAACACAAGATGATATGCTTATAAGATTCTCTGTTGATGAAGATATAAATAATTATACACCTGAAGCTACAAACACAGCAGGCACACAAAGACTACAAGATGGCACAAAAATTATGGGCGCGTTAGTTGCAAAAGAAAATATTCTAGTATGGACTGACAATGCATTGTATGCGATGAAGTTTGTAGGTGCACCATTTACATTTGGTTTTGAACAGGTTGGTACAAACTGTGGACTCATCGGTAAAAATGCGGCTATTGAAATAGATGGTGTTGCATATTGGATGGGTAATAATGGATTCTTTTCTTTTGATGGTACGGTCAACACCTTACCTTGTTCTGTTGAGGATTTTGTTTACGATGATATTGACACTACAAAAGGACAACAAATTTGTGCTGGTATAAACAATTTATTTACAGAAGTTATTTGGTGGTATCCCACAGCTAATGCCACATTTAATGATAGATATGTTGTTTATAACTATGGACAAGATAATGCTAATTTACCTATGGGTAATTGGTATACAGGTACAAATACAAATTCTATAAGAACAACTTGGATAGACTCACTTGTATATCCTAAACCATATGCAACTGCATACAACAGTTCTAATTCAGGAACTTTTCCAGAAGTTATTGGTGAAAGTGGTTTAGGACAAACTGTATTTTTTGAACACGAAATAGGAACAGATCAAGTTAATCCTGATGGTAGTACGACAGCACTAACTTCTTTTGTTGAGTCTTTTAGTTTTTCTCTACAAAAAGATCAAAGTGAAATATTTTTAGCAATGCGTAGATTTTTACCAAACTTTAAAGTATTAACAGGTAACAACCAAGTAACTATATCTGTAAAAGATTTTCCAGCTGATGATAGTACAGCTACAAACTTAAGTCCTTTTACTATTACATCTAGTACAACTAAAGTTGACACTAGAGCTAGAGGACGTTATGCAAATATTAAAATAGAAAACACAGGGGCCGGCGAATCGTGGAGATTTGGTACGTTTCAGGTGGACCTACAACCAGACGGAAGGAGAGGATAATGGCAAAGATAGTGGTCAGACTACCAGAACCTAAAAAACAATATAGTGAAGATAATCAAAGACAAATAAACAGAGCATTGTCTATATTAATAGAACAATTAAACTCAACATATTTAACACAACAAAAAG